GCAAAGAACATAAATTGGAAATATCATCCAGAATTAAAAGAAAGTGTTGAAGAACGTTCGTTATCTAAAGGCGAAGAGAAAGATAAAGAACGTTTCGTAAAAGGTATGAAGAAAAATTCAAAGGACTTTAAAAAACGTTACGGTAAAGATGCTGATGCGGTTATGTATGCAACAGCAACCAAGATGGCAAAAGAAGGTGATCTTATACCATTTCCTAAAAACAGTTATTCGGTAGATTCAGATGCTACTGATTACGACTTTATGAAACTAGGACGTAACATGGCCAACATAGCAACAACTGAACCAGATGATGCTAACATGGGCGATCAAGATATTATGCTAAACTTCTTTGGAGGAGATAAAGAAGCTAAACATATGATTGCTAACTTAAAACGTTTAGGATATCAAGTTGGCAATGTATCAGGATATCAGGATCATAACTTTGACCCAGAGCCAACAGATGGTAAAGAACCTCCACAAGTTAAGAGCAAAGATGTAGATAAGTTTATTGCACGTAAAGGTAAAACACCAATTGATAAGTTAAAGCCTGTACAACGTGACCGTAGTTGGGCTAAACTAGGTAAAGCATTACAACGCACAGGCGATAAGAAATACTCACCTATACTGGTTGATAGAGATGGTTATATTATTAACGGACATCATAGATACGATTCACTACGTTTACGTGGACAAAAAGAAGCTAGAGTACACATGATCAACGGAAGTTTAAAAGAGATCATGCAATTAATGAAAAGATAAATACTATTATGCGTATAAGAGAAGTTAAAAAACCTAAAGTTAACAAGCCAAGAGATCCTAATGCAAAGGCTATGCAAGACCTACGTAAGAGTGGGGCCGCAGGAAGCCATGGTGACAAAACTAAAGATATTCCACGCAACGATAAGCACAAAGGAAAAGACGCATACGATATTAATGAATCTGAAAAAGACACACATTGTTCGCCCAAGTGCTGTGGAGCAGATGTAAAACGTGAAGATTGTGGGTGTAAACCAGACTGTCCACATTGTAACTGTAACGATCCTAAAGTAGATGAAACTGCTACACCAGGGGCAACTAGTGCCGGTAACATAGCAACAGTGGCTAATCCACACATAGCAAACAGCAAAGCAAAGCCTAAGAAGCAAAAACCAACAGATAACGCACTAGATAACAAGAGCCACGGACTATTTGGTCAACCAATGAAACGGCTAAATAATAGTAAGGAACTTACAATGAACAAAGATAAAGAATTAGTTGAAAATTTAGCGGATATGGCCAGTAAGGTCGAGCAAGATCACGAAGTGCAAATGGCACGTGCTCAGCTATACAAAATTGCAAAATACTCAATCAAGATGCATGAGATGTTAAAGAATGTATCTGAGCAAGAAGGCTTAGAGGGTTGGGTACAATCTAAGATTACTAAAGCCGCAGACTATATGGGTGCAGTATATCACAATATGGACTACGAACAAAAGTTTGAAGAAGTAAGTGAAAGTGCAGACTGCGGTTGTGACACACACGAAACTCATAGTAAATGTGATGACAACTGTGGTTGTGATCCGGTAAGTGAAGGCAAAGCAAAGAATCCTAAACAACAGGCGGCTATTGCTATTGCTAAAAAGAAAGACGGTTATAAAGAGTCCCTAGCAGATAAACTTGCAAAAGAACAAGGCGAGTATGTATACGAAAAACAAAAAGGCGTTGACGGCAAAGTATGTTGGAAAGGCTATAAACGTATGGGTACTAAGAAAAAGGGTGGCAAGACTGTTGATAACTGCGTAAAGATGTAGTTCAATGAGAGCCAAAGACTTCCTTCCAGAAAAAAAACGAGATCCAAAAGGTGTAGCACAAGGTGTTGCAGACTTTGGTACTGACTTTGCTGATAAGCTAGTCAAAACATTCGGCGGTGATAATAAGTTATCAAACATACAGAAACCAACAGGCGGTGATAGACTACGTAATTTAGTCGGACTTGGCAAGGACAAACCTTCCAGTTCTAGTAGCAAAGATGATGCCAAAGCACCAGAAAAGAACACAAAAGCACCGGCACCTACTCCGGAGCCTGCACAAAAACTACCAAGACAAGAAGACATAAAACCTGGATCAGCATATAGTGACGGCAAAGTTACTTGGACATTTGACGGTACTAAATGGTCAGATGGTAAGAATATGCTTGATAGCAAAACAGGTTACAGAAACTTCGTCGTTGCCCTACAAAAAGGCAAGGCAATCCAAGCCTAGCATAAATACATTATAAATTAACATAACGAGGAGTTCTATGGCCTTCCTAGTCCATAACATACCACCCGTCGAAGTATTCGTTAAAAAAGAATACCTATATGATCTGCAAAAGGGTCACGGAGAGTTTACTCCTGGAATATGGATTTCAATCAGAAGTATAATGGGCAAGGCTTTGTATGTTGAAACACTACTAACAGAGTATGGTGCTTTATATGATAAACTTCCTTTATCAGCATTTGTCTGGAAAACAGACATTAATCCAGAAGACCAATTACCACTAGATACATTACAGATATGGGATTGTTTTGATTATGATATTACAGTAATTAAAAAGCCTATGTTAGCAGATTGTGAGTTCTTTGGTAAGGATAAAAATATGCACAAGGGAGAGTATATGTTTACACTTGACACTTGTCATTCACAACATTCAACTCTTAATGTTAATTTTTCAGAGCACGATCCAGAACACAAATCATTTAATTTTATTAAAATGAACAATGGTCAGTTTGCCGCACAGCCAAACAACAGAACAATATTCACAGACCAGAGTCTTGTGATCGGTGATCGTAAAATGCCAGACTTCAAAGTATGTACACAAAATTATACAGTAGAAAATAATCCAAAGTGGTCCGTCGGACATACTGACGAGTGGCAATATAAATCAAAGGACGAGGAAGAGATTGGATCAAGCAAAACGTAAAGATGCTTACCGAGTTTTTTGGATAGTAAAAGGACATTTCAACGCAACAGAAGAATGTATATTAGATTGTTACGATAGTTATTTCAAACGAGTTTGGTATAACGAAGAAGCATACATATACCTAGAAGGGTTCGAAGAGGCCTACAAAGCCACCTTAAATACTACCAAAACTTAATAAGATTAAATAGTTGTATGTTAGAACCTAACGTACAAAGTTTAGAATTCAAAGAACAAGCAGATGTTTTTACAATGGTTTATCCAGAGTTTGAAACACTTAATCCAATTCTAGATCAAAAAATTAGAGCTGAAGGTGATCAGCAATTTAGAAAAACTAATGTCCAAGCCGATATGACTAAATGGACTATGTTTGAAGATCCCGACTTTGCAAAAATAATCGATTTTGCAATCGATGTTGTTAAAGGAGGATTGGTACATAAAGAGTTAGGTACATATTCAATTACTGATTGTTGGGGAGCCGTATATAAAAAGGGAGAAAGTTGTAACCCTCATGCACATCACCCAGCAATTTGGAGTTTCGTTTATTATGTAGATGCGATACCTGAAGATGCTCCGTTGGTCTTTCCAACGAGTGGTAATGCAATATATCCAAATTCAGGACTTATGATAGTATTCCCAGGTTGGGTAACTCATAGTGTGCCACCACAAGTAAATGAAAAAGAAAGAGTTGTCATTGCAGGTAATTTAACTATTGACAGACCACAGGCTAAGAGTGTATAATAAACAAACTTATAATTTAAGGAGAATATAATGAGTGATAGAGTATATGGTCAGGACGAAAAGCAAAAGCTAGAACGTCTTGTAAACGAAGGTGCTCAAGTGATGCAAGAGGTTGAAGATCTAAATACAGGTCTTAAAGATACTGTAAAAGCAGTAGCAGAAGAGCTAAACATCAAACCAGCAACCATTAACAAGGCAATTAAGATTGCACATAAAGGTGACTGGAGTAAAGTTGCAGATGCATTTGACGACCTAGAAACTTTGGTTGTTACTGTAGGCAAAGACAAGTAGTGAAAATAGTAGAGTTTTTTAGAAAAAGTTATGTAAGTCATCCACTTGCTTTTAACCTTGAAATGGTTAGTGCTATCACAGTTATAATTGGTAGTGCGATATTAACATACACAGTATTGGAACCAAGACCAGACTGGTTTATGCCATTTTATTGGGTTGGAAGTGTTACTGGATTTTTTGGTGCATACTATAGAGGATCAGCATGGGTAATGGTGTTGACCGCTTGGTTTACTACTATGAACACAATAGCACTTTGGAGACTCTTTATATGAAATATATGGTTGACATAGACGGAACTATCTGTTATACTGTAAACAGTAACTATGAGGAAAGTCAGCCACGTAGAGACCGCATAGAGCACCTAAACGGGCTATATGACGCAGGTAATGAGATACATTACTATACTGCAAGGGGCGGTAATTCAGGCACAGATTGGCAGGAATTTACCGTAAGACAATTAATGGGTTGGGGTGTAAGAGCCACAACAATAAAAACAGGCAAACAAGTATACGATATTTGGATAGACGATAAGGCAATAAATGATAGAGAATATTTTAAACAACAAGGCATTAAAGATTGATGTTATACTAAAATGGGTAGCAACATTAATACTAATAATTGGAACTTTTATTAACGCAGGATTTCCTGAGTTATATCCAATAGGACCAGGCTTACTAGCACTAGGTGGAGCAGTTTGGTTAATAGTTTCATTTATGTGGAAAGAACCGGCGTTGATAATAACAAATGGGGTCTTGACATTAGTTGGGATTTCAGGTATAATATTAGCAACACTATGAAGAAGGCACAGTCGGCCATAAGCGACTTATTTGGTATTTGTCAGCCTCAAATGACATACAGGAGAAAATATGAGTTACGTAGACGCACAATTCGATAGAGACCAAGATGTTATCCGTGTAGTAGAACGAAAAGACGGAAAGAGACATTTCACAGAATATCCTGTAAAGTATACATTCTTTTATAAAGATGCTAGAGGCAAATACAAAAGTATCTATGGTGATCCATTAAGTAGAATTGTTGCTAGAAATACAAAACAGTTTCGCAAAGAACTTGCAATCAATCAAAACAAAGAATTATTTGAAAGTGATGTAAATCCAATATTCCAATGTTTAAGTGAACAATACTTAAATGTTGATGCTCCTAAACTAAACGTTTGCTTTTTTGATATTGAAACAGACTTTGATCCTGAAAGAGGGTTTGCTGATCCTAGTGATCCTTTCATGCCAATTACTGCAATCACAGTACACTTACAATGGCTAGACAGTCTTGTAACATTTGCACTTCCGCCCAAGGGCTTAACAATGGAACAGGCAAAGAAAGAAGTAGAAGAATTCCCCAACACATACTTGTATGAAAAAGAAGGAGATATGCTAGAAGCATTTCTTGATATCATACAAGACGCAGACATACTAACTGGTTGGAACAGTGAAGGTTATGATATTCCGTATACTGTAAACAGAGTGAAACGTGTATTAAGTAAAGATGACACAAGACGTTTTTGTTTATGGAAACAACTTCCTAAGAAACGTGAGTACGAGAAGTATGGTAAGAAAGCTGAAACCTATGACCTAATAGGTAGAGTGCATTTAGATAGTTTAGAACTTTATCGTAAATACACGTATGAAGAACGACACACTTACAGACTTGACGCTATTGGCGAACTTGAGATCGGTGAAAACAAAACTGTTTACGAAGGTACACTCGATCAACTTTATAACAATGACTTCAAGACATTCATTGAGTACAACAGACAAGACGTTGCACTACTGGACAAGCTGGACAAAAAACTAAGGTTTATTGATCTTAGTAATGAACTAGCTCATGCAAATACTGTTTTGCTACAGACCACAATGGGTGCAGTAGCAGTTACAGAACAAGCAATTATTAACGAAGCACATCACAGAGGACTACAGGTTCCTAACAGGCCTAAACGTGATGAGGAAAATACTGCGGCGGCAGGTGCCTATGTAGCATTTCCTAAAAAAGGTTTACACAAATGGATAGGATCAATGGACTTGAATTCACTGTATCCATCTGTTATTAGAGCATTGAATATGGATCCAGCAACTATTGTTGGACAACTACGTCCTGAACTAACACAGGCATTTGTAGATGATCAAATGACATTACAGAAGAAGTCATTTGCAGGTGCATGGGAAGGTAAGTTCGGTACAATAGAATATGAAGCTGTCATGGAGAAGAAGAAAGATGTTAGTCTTACTGTTGACTTTGAGAATGGCGAAAGTGAAATATTAAGTGGTGCAGAAGTATACAAACTAATTTATGATAGCAATCAACCATGGATGCTTACTGCTAATGGTACTATCCTTACAAATGAATTTGATGGTGTTATTCCAGGACTATTGAAACGTTGGTATAGCGAACGTAAAGAGCTACAAGCTATGAAAGGAAAAGCCATTGATGCAGGTAATAAAACAGAAATTGCGTTTTGGGATAAACGTCAGCTAGTTAAGAAGATTAACCTAAATAGTTTATATGGTGCTATTCTTAATCCAGGTTGTAGATTCTTTGATAAACGTATTGGTCAATCAACAACACTTACAGGTAGAGCTATTGCAAAACATATGAGTGCCGAAGTTAATAAAGTTATTACAGGCAAGTATGATCACGTAGGAGATAGCATTATATATGGTGATACTGACTCTGTGTATTTTAGTGCATTTCCGATATTGAAAAAAGAAATAGAAGAAGGCAAGATTCCTTGGACAAAGGATAGTGTTATCAAACTTTATGATCAAGTATGTGAAGAAGCAAACAAAACATTTCCTAAATTTATGATGGATGCTTTTCATTGTCCTAAGAGTAGATCAGATGTTATTGCGGCAGGTAGAGAGATTGTTGCAGAAAGCGGATTATATATTACAAAGAAACGTTATGCGGCCTTGATATATGACAACGAAGGACAACGTACAGATGTAGATGGTAAAGTAGGTAAGGTTAAGGCTATGGGCTTAGATCTTAAACGTTCTGATACTCCTGTGTTTATGCAAGACTTTTTAAGTGAACTACTAATGATGGTGTTGCGAGAAACTCCTGAAAAAGAAATACTAGAACGTATTAGTGAATTTAGAACAGAATTTAAACTACGTCCTGGTTATGAAAAAGGTTCGCCTAAACGTGCAAACAGGATTGGTGATTATCAACGTAAGGAACAACGTGAAGGTAAAGCAAATATGCCCGGACACGTTCGAGCAAGTATTAACTGGAACACACTTAAACGTATGAACAACGACAAGTACTCGCAAGAGATTGTAGATGGAATGAAAGTTATTGTTTGTAAACTAAAACAAAATCCATTAGGTTATACAAGTGTTGCTTATCCTACAGATGAACTACGTATTCCTGAATGGTTCAAAGAACTTCCGTTTGATGGAGATGCTATGGAGTCAACTATTATTGACAACAAGCTAGATAATTTAATTGGTGTACTTAATTATGATGTTGCAAGTACACTACAAAAGAACACATTTAATAACCTATTTGACTTTGGAGGTGCAGATGAAAGCTAAGAGAAATAAACTTGAAAGAAAGCTGGACGAGTACAATCATATAATGGAACTAGTAAGAACCATTGTGCCGATTGCAGTTTTAGTAATACAAGTAATCATCTTAATGAAGTTGGTATAGTATGGCAATACACGGAATGATAGACTTGGAAACACTAGGCGTTGAGCCAGATAGTGTTATTATCACTGTAGGAGCAATTAAGTTTGATCCTTATACTGATGTTGAACCTCATAGTGGATTATATCTACGTTGTGACATAGAAGAACAATCGGAAGAACTAGGTAGAACTATAGATGACAATACAATGGAATGGTGGACTAAACAACCAAAGAACATTCAGGACGAAGCATTTGGTGAACACGAGGATCGTGTAAACATGGATCAACTTACAAAAGCTCTAAATAAGTTCTGTGTAGGTGTTGATCAGTTATGGTGCCAAGGTCCGTTATTTGATTATGCTATATTACAAAATTTATATAAGAATGTTAAAAAACCTTGTCCGTGGAACTTCTGGCAAATTAGAGATAGTAGAACTGTGTTTAGTATGATGCCAAGTGATCCACGTAAAGCTATTCAAGAAGAAATGCACAATGCATTGGCTGACTGTTACTACCAAGCAAAATGTATACAGTCTACATTTAAACACTTTGGAGTTAAAAAATGATTGAAGAGAAACTAGTTGAAATAGAAAAAAGACTCGAAAGGATTGAAAAGAAGTTTGATAAGTTAACTAAGAAATTAGACAAACATATTGACTTTATTGACAATACATATGAAGGTTTACGCAATCCAATTGAAGGGGTGAAAAAGTTTTTAGGAAGATGAAGATATTATTAACAGGAAGTAAGGGATTTTTAGGAAGCCACCTTGTCAAAAAATTGACGGCTCATCAGGTACAATGTATTGACAGAGCTGATGGCAAAGACTTACTTACCTGTGATTTAAACTATGATGTTGATTTAGTAATTCATCTAGCAGGTGAAAGTGGTATAGGTAAGAGTTTAGAACACCCCGAACTATATTGGGAGAACAATGTTATAGCAACTAAAAGATTATTTGATCATTTTAAAGGCACAAGGATTATGTATGCAAGTTCTAGTACTGCAAAAGAACCAGATAGAAATCCTTATGCAATGACAAAATACACATTAGAAAAACTTGCACCACATACAAGTACGGGACTACGTTTTTGCACTATATACAGTAACAGTCAGCAAAGGCCCAATATGTTCGTACCTCGTTTACTACGAAACCAAATAGAGTATATTCATACTAATCATAAACGAGACTTTATCCATATAGATGATGTTTGTAGTGCCATTACGTTTCTTATGAATCGTGAAGCACCTGGTGTATATGATATTGGAACGGGTATAAGCACACCCTTAAAAAAGATTACGGATTTTTTCGATTTAGAAGTTGAAGAAAGAATCGGTGGTGAAAACGAAAGGTTATGCAATAAAGCTGACATTTCGAAATTAATAGACTTAGGTTGGACACCTCAAATTAATTTATTTGAGTACTTACAGTCGCAAAAGGACTTGACTTTATGAGTAAAGTTATGTACAATATAAGATCAAAGGAGAAAAGTAAATGAAAGATATCTTACAAGATGTAGTTGCACATACACATTCTCTAGGTTTTTTGAATCTAGTGAAGGTTACAGGAGATGACGCAAATACACAAATCGAAAGTATGGCAGAAGACAGAAGTGTTATTCTAACTGCTGATACTAAAAATCCTGTAACAGAGTTTGCGGCAACATTTGGTATGCCTAACTTAGACAAGTTAGCATTACACTTAAAGAATCCAGAGTATCAGAAGAACGCAAAACTTTCTGTAGAGAAAGCAACTAGAAATGGTGCTGAAGTTCCTACACATATTCACTTTGAAAATGAAAGTGGTGACTTCCAGAATGATTACAGATTTATGAATCAAGAGATCATTAATGAAAAACTTAAGAGTGTTAAGTTTAAAGGTGCTAGTTGGGAAGTAGAACTAGAGCCAAGCATGGCAAGTATTCAAAGAATGAAATTGCAAAGTGCGGCACACACAGAAGAAACTGTGTTTACAGTAAAGACTGAAAATAATAATTTAGTATTTTACTTTGGTGACCATAGCACACACGCAGGATCATTTGATTTTGCTAAAGGTATTGCAGGTGAACTTAAACATAGTTGGAGTTGGCCGGTAGCACAGGTACAATCGATACTTGGACTTGATGGTAAACTTACAATGAAGATTTCAGATCAAGGTGCGATGCAAATTACTGTTGATTCAGGTATGGCAACATATAATTATATTTTACCTGCACAAAGCAAGTAGGAGTTTACATGAACACTAATCTTACTAATGCCCAAAAAGACTATGCAGTATTTCTCCCTGCCATTAGTGGATTCTTTGCTACGTTTGTAGGTAAGCAACGTTATGAGGAATATGTTGACAAGACTAGGATACCTAGTAACTTTCCAACTGAAGTAGAGAGTATGAACTGGCTTGAACCTAAAGCTAGTATGTTTAACTATCACTGGAGTTTATATTCGGCAGGACACGCCGAGCTAGACGTTAATAAAGATTCACCCAAAGAAGATATGATCCGTAACAGGGATCGTAACAATAGTTGGTTACTAGGAGACTCAGGTGGTTTCCAGATTGGTAAGGGTGTATGGGAAGGTGATTGGAAAGATCCTAATTGTCCTAAAGCTAAAAAGAAACGTGAACAAGTTCTTACGTGGATGGATGCTTACATGGACTATGGAATGATACTTGATATTCCTGCCTGGGTGTCAAGATCCCCTGCTGGTGCAAAAGCAACGGGTATTGATAACTATCAGGATGCCGTTAATGCTACACGTATTAACAATGATTACTTTATGAAAAATCGTAATGGTAGTTGTAAATTCTTAAATGTATTACAAGGTGAAAATCATACAGATGCTGAAGACTGGTATCAACAAATGAAAGACTATTGTGATCCTAAGAAATACACAGATCACTTTAATGGTTGGTCCATGGGTGGACAAAATATGTGTGATATACATCTAGTATTAAAAAGACTAGTAGCATTACGTTTTGATGGCTTACTTGAAAAAGGTAAGCATGACTTTATGCACTTCTTAGGTACAAGTAAACTGGAATGGGCAGTACTACTTACTGACATTCAAAGAGCAGTTCGTAAGTATCACAACGAAAACTATACTGCAACATTTGATTGTGCAAGTCCTTTCTTAGCAACTGCTAACGGACAACTTTATATTCAAACAGAAACAGTTGATAGAACTAAATGGGTCTATAGAATGGTTCCAAGTATTGATGATAAGAAGTATGCACAGGATACACGTAACTTTAGAGATGCAGTATTGGCAGATGGTATATTTAAAAACTTTACAGATAGTCCAATAACTAAAGGATTAACTGTTAAAGACGTTTGCATTTATGCTCCAGGTGACCTAAATAAGATAGGTAAAGAAGGCAAAACTAGTTGGGATAGTTTTAGTTATGCTATACAGATGGGTCATAATGTATGGAGTCATATTAATGCAGTACAAGAAGCTAACAGACAGTATGACGCAGGTAGTTATCCTAATATGTTAGTACAAGAAAAATTTGATAGACTATACTTCAGAGATGTAATAGATGCCATCTTTGCAACTGATGACAGAGATAAAGCAAATATGATCATTGAAGAGTTTTCAAGATTCTGGATGTCAATCATTGGCACTAGAGGAGCAACAGGTAAAAAGACTGTCAATGCACAAACACAATTTAATGCATTGTTTGATGATGCTGATAGTGTAACTGTTGCTGAAACAGACGAAGAAGACTTACAAGAAAGTAAGTTGGAGGAGTTAGAAAATGAACAAAGCAAGTAAGAGCGAGAAAAAGCTACATAACGAACATAAGTGGTATGACAAGATTACTGGTGAACTTACAAAGGAAAGAAAGTTAAACAGATCTTGGCAGACAGAAGAACTTTTAAAAAGAACTAAAAAAATAAAACTAGCAATTAAGGATAAATTGGCAGGTCACTAATGCAAGAAACAACACTCTTTCCAACCCTGTTACTGGAGGACTTTCCGGACATTAATAATGAGATTCTCTTAGAAGCTTGTTATGATCTAAAAACACAAAGTCCGCACAACGAAAGCCCAGGGGGTTGGCAGAGTGATTGGTCACTAAAAGACGATCGATTTAATGAGTTAAAGAAATCCGTACAAGTTATGATGGATACTGTACAAAAACATTATTACCATATTGATAAGCCTATAAAGATTACAAACGAATGGGTGAACATTAACTATCCAAAAGGTGATACGAACAACATCAATCAAGTTCATATGCATGACAGAAATGTTTTAAGTTGTGTTTATTATGTACAAGCAGACAATCATTGTGGTAACCTTACACTAATGGCGCCACATCAGTTATATGATTTTGCAGTTCCGTATAGATATATTAAACAACCTAATGCATGGAACAGTACAAGATTTAGTATTAAACCAGAACCAGGTAAGCTAGTTTGTTTTCCAAGTTACCTGTTACATAGTGCAGATATCAATCACAGTAACAGAGATAGAATTAGTATTGCATTTAACGGAGATATAAATGAAACGTGATTATACAGATGGTGTAGCTGAACAAGTTCAATTATTCACAGGTGTTGAAGTAGAAGAAACTCCAGCATATGGTATGAAGACTTTGTTTGTAGTAGGTATACATAGTCCGCTAGTGCTTATGGATAAAGCTAGAGAACTAGAATGTGTACACATCTACTTAGGTGCTAACCAAAGTTTTAATCCTAGTGATAGAGATTCTTGGGAAGACTGGGATGATATGTTAAGTGTGTTACTTGACGAAGGTTGGTATACAACACTCGATTACGATCATATGTATCATTCGAAAGTACTTGATATGGGATACAACGATCACACAAACTTTATTAGCCAAATTAGTGTAAAGATTCCACACATAGATTCATTAAATTATAATGCTTGTATCAAAATCGACGATACTGATTTTAAAGCAACCAACCCTGGTGTTTGGGTACACAGGGTACATGATCTCAAAAGTCCTAGTAATTTTACGGATTGGAGAGAATACACCAAAGACAAACCAATAAAAGAGGTTGATTAATATGTTAGAAGATGCTACAATACAAGAACATGAACACTTGTCTACAGACGAATTTATTAGACAAAAATACAAAGAGGAAGGCAAGGCAAAGACTATGAATACTGCAAAAAGAATGATTTGGGTTACGTTTAGAAAAGAAGGTATCCACAAGTATCCTGCGGCGTTGGATGATCCTAAACTAGCAACTGGTGACGAATATGATGTTAGCTTCTTAGGTTATCCACATAGGCATATCTTTCATTTTAAAGTTGCTATTGAAGTATTCCATGATGACAGAGATATTGAATTTATTCAATTTAAACGTTGGTTGGAAAAACTATATAGTGAAAAGACTTTAGAGCTTGACTACAAATCTTGTGAAATGATTAGCGATGATTTGTATGCAAAGATAAGTGAAAAGTATCCTAGCAGAGAAGTTCAAATTGATGTTTCAGAAGATGGTGAGAATGGTGCACACATCGAATATAGCAAATACTAAAGGAGGACTGAACGTGTCTTATTTTGCTAAAAACCCCGAAGTCGTACAAATCTTTGACGACCTAGATAAGTTTCGTGATTATTGTAGATTTGAAGGATACAGGTTTAATGAGAAAGATCTGTATAATGAAAAGTCTAAGTCGTTTCGAGCATTCCTTGATCCGGCAAAAGCAAAAAAAGAAAGGCGTGAAAAAAGACAAGCACGTCTAAAGAATAGAAGGAGATATAATTGATATATATTGTAGACATTGAAGCAGTAGACACTCGTTATACAAAGCAATGGAAGGACTATCTTCCAAAGCAATTAAAACGTGCAACGAATCAAACTATTGAAGTTATAAGTGGAGGAGAAACACCACAGGCAACTACACCTGGTGCTTTCCTAAACTTTGGCGGAACTAATGTCTATAAGAGTAAGCAGTTAGAGATTATCGGTGAAAAGTTTTGTAACGGACAAATTAAAGACGGTGATTATTTTCTCTATACCGATGCCTGGAATCCTACAGTTATTCAACTACGGTATATGGCAGAACTATTGGGTATTAATATTCGCGTTGGCGGTCTGTGGCACGCAGGTAGTTATGATCCGCAAGATTTTTTAGGTAGGCTTATAGGTGATAAACCTTGGGTTAGAAATGCAGAACGTTCTATGTTTGAATGTTATGATAACAACTTCTTTGCAAGTGACTTTCACATAAACATATTTGTAGAAGCATTTAGAGAAGTAGGCAACTATGTAGGACTTTCAACAGATAAGACTAAGGTACAACGTGTTGGTTGGCCTATGGAGTATCTTGCTAACAGTTTAGATAGTTACAGGAATATGCCTAAGGAAAACATTATATTATTTCCACATAGAGTTGCTCCTGAGAAACAACCAGATATATTTAGAGATTTAAGAACACACTTACCTGACTATGAACTAATTGTTTGTCAAGAACAATCATTAACAAAGATTGAATATCATAACTTATTAGGCAGAGCAAAGCTAGTGTTTAGTGCTAACTTACAAGAAACACTAGGTATTAGTTGGTATGAAGGTGCTTTAGTAGATACTATTCCAATGGTTCCAGATAGATTAAGTTATGCGGAAATGGCTTTGGATAAATTCAAGTATCCAAGCAAGTGGACAGAAAGTTTCGGTGATTATGAAAATCACAGAGTGTTGATAATAGAAAGAATAAAAGACTACATGGAAAACTATGATCAATATCTTCCTACTTTAAGGAAACAAGTGGCAAAGTTGAAAACAGATTTCTTTAGTGGTGAAAAACTTTATGGAGCGATAGGCAATGGATCCTGATGACATTAACAGTAATAAAGACTTTAAGATAACAATCGGTGGCAACGACGTTACTATTAGTAGCGAGGAATCACGTATTGCTAGTCCAAACTACGAATATAGCTTTGACACAGATAATAATTACACAATAACAGGTGCATCTGTAGGTGGTTGTATAGATGTACAACCTAGTGTAACATATAATACTTCATTTACAGGAGCAGGGTCATTAGGTGACGGAGACTTTGGATTAGATTTTGATATGGGAACCGGTGTTCAAACATGGCCAACTGAGGACAGAATCCAAGAGATGATTACTGAGTATCCTGCATTAAAGTTACAGTATCAAAGATTTATGGAAGTTTACAATCTATGCAAAGACGATTTTGCAGGAAAGGGTATTGATGTTTGATTTCTTTAGGAATAGAAAAAGAACAATATATGATAGATCAGGAAAGATACCATATCTAGTACGTTGGTATATATTTCTTAAGGACCGAAAAGGCTTTCCTTTCAACATAACTTTACATAAAATACTAGTAAGCGATGAAGACGTATTACATGATCATCCGTGGAGTTGGGGAGCATTTATTATCAAAGGCGGTTATTGGGAACATATTCCTATTATATCACAGGAAGGTAATGTAGTAGGCTCTACTAAAGAATGGAGAGGTCCTGGTAATTTACGTTTTAGAAAAGCAAGTGACTTGCATTGGTTAGAACTAGCCAAGGACGAAGACGGTAATGAAATACCTTGTTGGAGTTTGTTCTACATGGGCAAGAAGGAAAAAGAATGGGGATTTGTTAGACACGTACCTGCAACAGATGATAACTGGAAAGACTCAGGATATCGTTGGATAGATCACAAGGAGTATTTAAAGGATAGAGAGAGAAATGAGTACGCCTAACATAACAGAAAAGCTAGACGGCAGACTTATAATCATTGATGATTATTTTAGTGCACCAGAGCTTAATGAACTAGTACGTGATGTACAGAATTGGCCTTATCTATATGGAGAAGTAGATGATGGCGATTTACCTCCAACAGGAATGAGTACTGGAGAATACACAGGTACAAAAACATTTCATGCATTATGGAAGTTCTGTGAAGAACATCTTCCACAAACACATGGTTGTATTTTAAAAAGATCACACGCAAATATATTTGCTCCAAGAGAACCTGCTTATTATCATGTAGATGATGAAAGTGAAGAAGCATGGACATTTATGTTTTATGCAAATAATAATTGGGATATTAATGATGGTGGTGAAACAAAGTTTATTACAAACTTACAAAACAAGAAAGAAAATTATGAAGGAACTGAGTATCCTGAAATAATTGCTATTCCACCTATTCCAGGCAGAATGTTACTTTGGAAAAGTAACGTATTACATACTGCAACACCTATGAGAAATACACATAGGTTTACTCCAACATTTAAATTTATTAAATTTTTAAAAGAAAAACACGGCAAGGCCGAAGGTGGTATTGTTATGGGTAACAAGAATACATACCCATGGCATCAAGAATACACTCCGCCATTGCCTATTACAGATATCAAACATACTATTGCAAGTATTGACGTATATGAAACTAACTTACCAAACATTGACAATGATAGTTTAATGTATGAGATAGTTAATGACGAGCAAGAAAGAATTGACGCCAACCCTGAAGATACCCATTATGAAGACATTAAGTTCCCCGGTTCAGATACCTGTATGCACTTCATGGGGGAAGTAGAAAAAGCAGTAACGGCGTATGCAAATAAAGACGTCGAACTGACGGGTATCTGGACACATAAAACTGAACCTAATGGCAGTACTGCATTCCACAGTCATACAAAAAGTTTATACTCGTTTGTGTATTATCCACAACACGAAGAAGGTCAAGGTGACATACATTTTACAGTCTTTATAAATGATATGCCTCGTTTTGAAAAAGTCATACAGCCTAAGGCAGGTATGCTTTTAATATTTGATTCTAAGATTTCCCACTATACTGGAAAGAACGTAACAAACACTGATAGGTACTCTATTAGTGGTAACTTTAATATTAGGAGCAACGATGGTTAAGAAAAAGTATTACACATGGACTGACGTAGAGCAGATGTGTACAGAGATAGTAACTGATATGTACTCTTGTAATTGGAAGCCTGATTACATTGTAGGCATCACAAGAGGCGGTAATGTACCTGCTACAATTATTAGTAACATGACTGGCATACGTTGTGAGTCAATCAAGGTAAGTTTACGTGATAACGAAACAGGTAAAACAGGCGATAGTGTTGGTTGGATGGCCGATGATGCGTTTGGTGTACTTGATGGCAAGATAGCTTCAGGTGGTCCTTCATCTAAAAGAATTTTAATTGTAGATGATATAAATGATACTGGTGCTACGTTTAACTGGATTAAAGATGACTGGGAAAAAAGACATAACGATCCCGGTAAGTGGGAAAGAATATGGGGGAACAATGTTAAGTTTGCAGTACTAACTGAAAACCTAGCAAGTGACTTTGGTATGGTTAGTTTCCGTTGTGACGAAGTTAATAAAGCTGAGGAAGATGTTTGGTTAGTTTATCCTTGGGAAAACGTGGGAAAGTATGACGGCTGATATAGGTTGGTGTTGGACTGGAACTGTACCTGAACTATTAGTAATAGAACCAGAACGTTTCAAAACACCAAAGATAGTAAACAAAGATTATAATAAAAGAGGTGTAATAGATTGCCCAAGTTATCAAGGCTTCTATAGTAACCTATTTCTTTTAAAGTCGCCGGTGTCTTTTACTGCCACACCTAAAGAAGGTGCAGTTGATATATCAAGTGATGAAGTTAATACAAATCAATTACAAGGTTTAGTTACATTACATCAACCACAAGAAATGCACGATATAAAAAAGCCAATGTTTCAATTTAATTTGAATTATTTGTTTATTGCAGATGAACCTTGCTTAATGGAGATACTTCCTCCGTTTATGCACAAGGATAAATTTCCTGGTGAAGTAATTGGTGGAAGTTATAATATACATAGTTGGGTAAGAAGTATTAGTTGGGGTTTTGTTTTTAATGATATCAAAAAGCCACTTGTAGTAAAACGTGGCGATCCATTATGTTATGTAAAATTTACTACACCTGATTTGAAATCAAAAGTTACATTAAAAGAATGTTTACTTACTGATGATATTATTAGAGAATTAGATAGAAAAAGGTTCTTGACAGAATTCAAAAAAGGTGGTATAATAAACTTAATGAGTAGAGCTTTGAAACTAAGACCCAAAAAATTAATTAAACGTAAACCGAGATTATGAGCGACGACAATATAGTAAAATTTCCAGAGATAAAAGATACGGTACATATATTAAAATTTAAAGTACCAGCAGTTATACGTATGAGCAAAGAAGCTGATAGTGATATTGCATTAGAGATTGAAAGATTAAGTCCAACAGAAGGACTAGGACAGGCTTGGGTACCTGCAAAGAACTTAAAAGAAGCAAAAGAAAAACTACACAAAATGATACAGGTAACGGAGTGGGTAGAATGAAAATTTGCATAATTTACGGCCATCATAACATTAAAACAAG